AGCCAAGTTGCACTTGTATTTTCACAAACGATTATTAAACCCAACCTAGTTTTGCACCATTCGGCTAATTTTTCATAAACAATTTTATTAAATTTATAATGCTTTCCGCCATCAAAATAAGGCGGATCAATAAACCAAGTTGCTTTAAAATCGTCTAACAAGTTTTCATAACTAGTTTCTTTAATTTTCCAATGTTTAATCCTAAATAAATTTTCCGACACTTCTTTTTTCTTTATTTCAAAATACTCCGCCCCGTTAGAATTTTGCATTGCAAAATTTGAAACAATATTGCAAGCAGAGGTCATACCACGATTGACCCAAAAACCACAAAATTTTCTTTCCCCGTTTGAAAGATTTAATTTTCTAAGATCCAAGCCCTTTTCAAATTTTGGAAGTTTTAAAATATCATTTATATTTGCATTTATAAGAAATTCCCAAGTATCAACAATATCTTTGTTTAAATCTGTTAAATAAACTTCATTTTGATAATGCAAAACGCTATAATTTGCTGCACCGCAAAAGGGTTCCACAATTTTACCAAATTTAGGTTTTGAGTAATATTTTGCAATTTTTGCTTTCGATCCATAATAAGAAAAGAAACATTTAAACATTTTCTAACCTCAAAATGGAATATCATATTCCCAATGTTCACAACCAACAATTTTAACATCGTCTGGCGGAACTGCATTAAAATTTTCGCAAGTTTCTTTTTTATAAAATAAACAATTTTGGCAACATTGCCAAGCTGAAATTTTAATTAATCGTTTTTGATTTTTAATAATATCTCTATTAGTGCATTTATTTAAATATGGGAAATTAATACTCATAGCCTAATACCTTTGGATATTTGCAATTAGTTTGCACTTTAATTCTAGCTGGTTTTGCTAAGTGTGAAATTAAATTCAAAGCTTCTTCGGTATTGGCGGGGCATTCTTGCTGGCTTCTTTCTTTCCACCATTCTCTGGCTCGTTTGCCTGCATAGCCGCCATGTTCTAAACATACAAATTCTTCATATTTTCGCAAGCCGCAATAATAAGAAACTCTAATCATATTTGGAGAACCAATTTTGTTATACTTGTGATAAATTACACGGTCAATATTAAACGTTTCAATCAATGGCAAATCAGTTTTGATTAATTCGTCTGTGCCAGCGTGAACGAAAAGCTTATTCTTAAACTCGAAAACTTGCCCACAGGCACAACAGAAACGGGCGCTAGCGTGATTGTAGACGCCGCAAGCCCCGCAGATCCTAATGGGTGCTTCCCCTGCTTTCTGGCCCTTCTTTCGAGGCTTCACGGGATCATTGATCGGCCCTAGACGCTTTGTGTTACCGGCAAAATCTAATACTAAACAATTTTGCTTTGTATAGTTAAAACCCGGAATGTATTGTTTTTCAATCATCCAATCGTATGGCCTAGTTCCACGGCCTAAAATTTGAACCCATAAACCGGGTGACATTGTAGGCCGCAACATTCCAATAATATCAATTGGAGGATGGTCAAAGCCGGTTGTTAACACGCCATTGCTAACGATGTATTTGTAAAACCCGGCTTTGAAATCTCGTATTCGCTCGTCACGTTGAATTGTTGGCATTTTGGAATGAACACAAGTAGCGGTTTCACCAAAAGATTGAATGCACGATGTAACATGCTCGCAATGCTCAATGCCTGCTGTAAACACCAAACCGCAATTTCTATCGTATCCATATTCCACCATTTCCTTAATAACTGCATACGTTATAGCATCAACATCAATAGCTTCTTGTAATTCATGTTGCGCAAAATCTCCATTTGAAAGTTTAACTTGGCTTGTATCGTATTCAATACTTGTTCTTTTTGGAATTAACGGGGAAATAAAACCATCATTCATAAGTTGATTAAATTTGTTTAAAGATGTGTAATCACAGACGATATCAGTAAATAAACCTCCGTCAGTAATCATGCCTTGACCAACACGAAAAGGTGTAGCAGAAAGGCCAATTACTTTTATATTTGGATTAACAATTTTTAACTCGTTAATTACTTTTTGATACATGCTAGATTCTTTAGTCGAAATGGTATGGCATTCATCAACAATAACAATATCAAAATGTCCAAATATGTTTACACTTGCGTTTACACTTGCAATTCCAGCGAAAATAATTGGAAGTGTTGAATTTTTTTCGTTCAAACCTGCTGAGAAAATACCTAGCGGAGCGTTAGGCCATAAATAGCGCAACTTTTCAGCGTTTTGAGCAATTAATTCCTTTACATGAGTTAACATAATAAAACGTTGATTGGGCCAGTATTCTAAAGATTGCCTAACTAGTTCCGCAATGATAACGCCCTTGCCAGTTCCTGTAGGCAAAGCTATTACAGGATTTCCTTTTCCGCCATTAGCGAAATATTCAAAAATAGATATTACACTTTCTTTTTGGTAATATCTAAGTTGCATTTAAATAATTCCTTCCCACAAATCACAGCCTTTAGGAATGAACTCTTTAGGCAAAACTGAATTATATTTATTGCACTTCCATTCTGCATTTTCTACAGGTTCGGAAAATTTGCATGACCTGCAATTCTTTTCGGCTGCTTTGCCTTTGTGACAAACGTCTATGTAATCACAATATTTACATTCAAAATAAGCCGGTGTTTCCGCAATTCTTTGCGGCCTTGCTTTTGCATAGATAATTTCTTTTGCTTTTATCTCCATTTGTTTGCCTAAATTTTCATCTAAAATAGCTACTTCAACATATAGTTTATCGTTGTTTTTATTTTTATTTATATACACAACATGCTTTAAATTCCATTTTTCGCCATATGAGCAAACTTGAGCCCAATGCTTTTCTTTTTCAGTTTTAAAACCATTTTCAAATAGATTATTAAAATCACTTCCGTCTTTATTGGTTTTACACTCTAAAAGACATTCTCCCAAATCAGAAATAAATACAATTCCGTCCATTGAACCGCCATAATGACCGTTAACACCACTAATTCTAAATTGCTTATTTGTCTTTGGGTCAATATTGTATACTGTAAAACCAGAGCCACGCAGCCATTCAATAATTCTTTCTTCTTCTTTATGCCCAGTATTAAAAAGCCTTTCTTTTTGTCCAGAATGTTTAAAGTGATAAACCCAGCGAAAAGTAAACCAAAGTTTGGCTTTGCACTTATCACCAATAATCGAAGCGCCTAAATGTGTTCTATGCCCGTCGTCATATGTTTTTTGACAATAATCATCAATGGCTTTTAAAATTGAATCTGAAATTTGATGAAGTTCTCTAGACATAGGCACCTTTGCTAAAAGCGGCTTTGCAATTTATTAGACTGCAAAGCCGCTTGACTTGAAACTTTTTAATTTATTCAGGGAAGCCAAGGCGCTTTAGCGGTAGGTGCCACAGTAGGCGCTCCAGGCTGGGCAAAGCCGCTAGGCTGCTGTGGCGCAGAAGTAGGCCAAGGCGCAGGTGCAGTGGTGGGTGCTGGGGCCTGTGTAGGCTGCGCAGGGGGGGCACTCCCCGGCTTTGCGGGCTTGTTTCCATTGATGTCCAAAACACCCTTAATTTCGGTGTAATCAGGATCAGTGGGAGAAGTCTTCTTCTGCAAAGCAACAATGGCGCGGAACGGAATATTGTGAAGCTGTGACGATTCGGCGATCATCATTTGTCCCGTGACATGGCAAATAGCAGAAAGCTGCCTGCTGGCAATATCGACAGCCTGTGCAGACTCATTGAAAAGATTGAGCCGATAAGCGCCTGTTTCGCCCTTGTGCTGTCCGTCAATGATCTGCAAAGTCAGTTCAAGAAAACCGTTCTTTTCTGGATTGCTTTTTGCGGCCTTCATTTCAGAAGCAATAATAATTACAAGATGCCCGTTAGGATCAGAAACGGGTAGAAAACTCATCGGCTGCGAGGGATCAACAGCATGAGCATTAAAATTAAGCTGGGCCATATTGGCACCTTTCAAAAGTTCCGGCTTTTGTGGGCAAGCTGGAAAAGGCCCGGTTGCTTAGAAAATGGTTGCTAGCGCCGAATAATTAGTGAAGGTAAGACAGGAGAGACTTATGCCACCTAATTATTCCTTCCCAACCTAGATCGAGAATAAAGGATTGACGCTAGCTTTGGTGCGTCTTTCGAGATTTGAACTCGAAACCCCCGCCTTAAAAGGGCGATGCTCTGACCAATTGAGCTAAAGACGCTTTCAAAAGTGGTGCGAGGAACCGGGATCGAACCGGCACGATCCTAAGATCAACAGATTTTAAGTCTGTGGCGTCTACCAATTCCGCCATCCTCGCGTTGTTTATTCTGAAACCTTTCTTAAATTCCAAAATTCAATCGCCGTATCAGCTTTAGAACCGACCGGTCCTTGACATAGACAGCGTTGACATTCAACAAAAAATCTTCTTCGGAAAGCACTAAATTTGACACATTTTTCAAATACAACGTGTTCCCCACAAAAAGCGCAAGGTTTGATTTTCATTTAAGCCGCCTTCATGATTTTGTTGAAAATATGGGTTAGGTTGGTTTGCTCGTATTCATCAAGTGCCCCGCTTCTATCACGGGCCATGGAATCAAAAGCTTCTCTAGTTCTGAATGCAGGATGAATACCAGATCCTGGAATAGGAAATTTGCCAGCATAAAGGATTTCGTCAAACATATGAGGAATTTTTACATTTAAGTCGATACCTGGAAAGTAAGGCCGTTTTCTGGAAATACCCATTTCATCAATCGTAACCATTTTTGCAATTAAGTAAACATGCTTGTTTGGCATGAAATATAAAGCTGTCATGTAATCCATCATACGCTTTGACATTTTGCCGTATGCCATGCGTCCGTCTTTATTGGATGCCAATTCTTCAATTAAAATAATTTCAGCCAACTGTGAAACACTGTCAATAGCGAGTGTATCAAATTTTGAAGTTTCTTTGGAATTGAAAACCCATTGAAAAAATTCATCAATTCGCTTTGGTGTATAGGCTTCCCAAGCTGGAAGTGTGTCTTTTTTCATTGAAAGGATGCCGGGTTCAACCACCATCATAACAGGATTAGGCGCAGTATTGATAATTGGAGTTTTGCCAGAGCCAGGGCCACCATAGACAAGCGATTTAACACCGAAACGTTGGACTAAGGTATTGACAGGTTTTAAATCCGAAAATTGCATTAGTCATCGTCTCCAGGCTTCAAAAATTTGAGTTGGGGGGCACCGGGTTTGATTGTTAGAATTTCGTCAACAATTTCTTTAACTTCGTATGGTAATTGTTTGTAATGAGTTTCAGAAAGTGAAGGTTTCCACTTGAATAAATCTTTTGCAATGTGAGCACAACCAATTTCAACGATTTTGTCAATTACTTCCACAACTTTTTCAACTTCTTCTAGTTTGTAGTTTACAGTATTTGTTGCACGAAGCTTGTAACCTTTGCCAAGTTGCAAAGTTTTGGTGAAACCTTCCAAGCGAAATTCTCTTAGAACAGCGGGAACAATTTTTATTCTTAGCTCCATTTCCTTTTCTTTGGCAATTTCTAAATTATGACTTGCCTGCAACCATTCAATAATTAGATTATCAAATTCTTGGTTCATGCCCAGCCTGCCTTGTGAGGTGTGGCCGATTTCGGCGTGTGTTCAATCTACCCTTGACAGGGGGCCAAGTCAAGGGTAGATTTTCTTTTGGATCGAAAAATTTTCCTGAGTTGCCCAACGTATCATCTATTAATGAGGCTGGAATGATTACCACCGTTCTAAGGGATTCGACTATCAAACTATTAAAAAATCGCCCTGTATGGATGACATTAGACCTTATTTCAATGGAAACCACAATTCCAGTAGGTTGGTTAAAAAGTCTGTCACAAGACAAAATTGAAAACCCTTCAGTCAATCGAATTGAGACTCTGAAAAATTACCTTGAAAACAAGGTGAAATAATGTTTGAAGGCATACCGGACGAAATTAAGCGGTATAATCAGTGGATTGTCTGGCGATATGAGGAAATGTTAGGTGGTAAGCCTACAAAAGTTCCTTATCAGCCTAATTCATTTGGCCTAGCTTCTGTGACTGAGCCTAGCACTTGGTCTAGTTTTGAACACGCTTGCCAAGCTTTTTCTAACGGTGGTTTTAACGGAATTGGATTTGTTCTAACTGAAAATGATCCTTTCACATTCATTGATTTAGATAATCCATTTGAACTTGACAATCATGGCAACCCAAAATATGAAACACCGCAAGAAATTTTAGATAGGCAAGTCCGCATACATGAAGCATTTTCTAGTTATTCAGAAAAATCACCAAGCGGTTACGGATTACATATTATTGTTAAAGGTTCCGTGCCTACAGGCAGGCGTAAGCAAGCGGTAGAAGTCTACTCGACAGCGCGTTATATGACAATGACAGGGCAAGTATTTAATAATGCACCGATTGAGCCAAGGCAAGAATTAATTTCGTTGCTTTGGTCAGAAATGAAAAGCAAAAGTGATTCAGTTACGATTTACGATGGTGATGAACAAGAACGAAATTCCGATTTTGAAATTTTGCAGAAAGCCGCCGATGCACAAAACGGCGAAAAATTTAAAGCACTTTATGATGGGCGATGGACTGAATATTACACTTCACAATCCGAAGCGGATTTTGCAATTATTAATATTATTGCTTTTTATACACAGAACAAAACGCAAATCAAGCGTATTTTTCGCGCTTCTGCATTAGGTAAACGCAAAAAAGCCAACCGTGAAGATTACGTTGCATACATGATTAATAAATCATTTGACCGCATGACACCTTTGGTTGACTTGGTTGCAATCAAAGAAAAAATGACAGAGATTCTTGAAAAAAAAGAATGGAAAGAACCAGAAGTAAAGAAAATTCCAATCAATCGCATTAACCCCTACACGTTTCCACCTGGATTGATTGGAGAAATTGCACAGTTCATTTACGATCAATCAATCTACCCTGTTAAAGAAATTTCTTTAGTCGCTGCGCTTGCTTTCATGTCTGGAATTTGTGGGAAGTCATACAACGTTTCAGGCACCGGCTTAAATAATTACTTCGTGCTGTTAGCTAAGACTGGACGCGGTAAAGAAGCGATGGCAAAAGGTATTGATAAAATCGTTTCGGAAGTTAAAAAAACAACGCCTAATGTTGTGGATTTTATCGGGCCTGCTGAGTTTGCCAGTCCACAAGGTTTGGTTAAACATTTGCAAGCTTCGCCTTCTTTTATGTCTGTGCTAACAGAATTTGCAATGATGCTTAAACAGTTGACAGCTTTCAATGCAAACGCAAACACAACAGGCTTGAGACGAATGTTTTTGAATCTGTATAATAAATCCGGCGATGGACAAACTCTAGGCGGTATCGTTTATTCGGATCGTGACAAAAACGTTCAAACATTAACCGCGCCTGCATTTTCAATTCTTGGTGAATGCACACCGGAAAAGTATTACCGCTTGCTAGATGAAGATTTAATTTCTGAAGGCTTGCTTCCTCGTTTCACAACAATTGAATATCTTGGTGAAAGATGCAGTTCAAACAAAAACCATTATTTAGTGCATCCAAGCCGGGAATTGATTCAAAGCGTTTCAACTGTTGTTTCAAATTCTTTCATGTTGATAAATAATAAAAGCGTGATTCATGTAAAATTTGATGATGAAGCCGCAAAGATTTTTAGCGATTACAACGAAAATAAATGCAATGGTGAAATCAACAAGTCAGATACTCAAGGTGTTTCGGCGGAACTTTGGACACGCTCTCATGTCAAGGCTATGAAGTTGGCCGCACTTGTCGCAATCGGTATCAATCCGTTTCATCCAGTCATCACGAAAGATGCGGCATTGTGGGCAATCAATATTATCAATTTCGATAATGAAAACATCATTTCCAAGTTTGAAAATGGTGAAGTTAGTTCAAACAATATCGACTTCAATCAAATCAAAGAAGCTACAAGAATTGTTGAAGAATTTAGAATTGCTGAATATGACCAAATCAAAAAATATAAAAGTGTTGCGCAAGAAATGTTTAATCTTAAAATTGTTACTTATAAATATCTTAACCAGCGTTTAGCACCGCTTTCTTGTTTTAGAAATGACAAAATTGGAGCTACAAACGCATTGAAGAAAGTTATCAAGTCTTTAATTGATTCAGGCGAAATGCAGGAAATTCCAATTGGCCAAATTGAGCGTGAATTTAATACGAGGCAGTTATGCTTTTCGACGATCAAAAACAAATTCAAATGAAGCCATACATTGAAGGTTTTAAGAAACTTAAATATAACCTAAAACCTTCAAATATTAATAAAACTTTAGAAGAAGTGTTTGTAAATTTGACCTTTTGCCATAATTGTGGAACTTGGAATTATACTTGCTCTAGAATAAGCGAAGAAAACGCAGAAGGTGACGCTTATATGTTTTGTAAAAAATGCGGTCACGTTCACGAAGTAGAAAATCAAATGATTTGGCATTAAATTTGCATGACTTGAAAATTTGTTTGTGCGGTTCATAATTCTATCTTCGCAAGGAACGGTAGCACACGCGGAAGTGCTAGCCGAGGCTGGGAGCCGGGAAGCTTGAGAGACTTCCCGGCTTTTCTTTGCCTTGACGCAGCCTAGCAAGATACCCAAGCTGTCACTAAGGCAGTTTGTCGGGGCTCGGACTGCCTTGGGCCGGTGGAACGTTGTTCCCGGCCCTTTTTCTTGATTGATGAATTGCTTTGACTTGCGATTTCTGAAAAATATTTTTGAATTGCTATTGACTCCGGCTAACTATGGGCTATAATGGTTGGTATGGAGGTAACACAATGAACGAATTAGAACAAACAGAAATAGATGTTATAAAAGAACTAAATTGGAATATAAATAAAATGAAAAATTCTGATTGGAAAGGTGTAAGAATGATTGCAAAATATAAACTTTTACTTAAAAATTTAGTAAACGATTGTATGGTAAATGATTTTAATGATTCTTGGGAAAGTTTTAAAGAAGCTGAAAAAGCAACTAAAGGAAAATAACATGCAACATTCCAAATTAAATAACATTCTAATAGCCTGCGCAGTAAGCGCGGCTGAAATTGAATCCCTAAAGCCTTGCACTTCAATCTTGAAGGAACATATGATTGATGAAGCAAAGGAAAATATTGATTTCTTTTCTGAATATGTTTTTAAACCCGTGGCATTATCGAATGCCACTTGTGAAGGAAAATAATATGCATACGGAAATTGAATATCAAGGTAAGGTTTGGAAAACAAAGCAAACATTCAATAAAACAATTCAAGAATGCGCAAATGTTTTTTATGAAAATTTGAATCAAATTGATAAGTTTCAATTTGAACTAGAAGATGGTTCTATTTGCGTTTTTGGTAAAAACATCATTCAAAATTGTATTATGCGTTTTGTCGAATCAGAACCTAAATTTAAATACTGGGAATTACTTGTAAAAGAACCTATCCAAAACAAATTGGATGCAATTAGAGAACTGCGAATTATTACAAACAGTAGTCTAAAAGAAGCAAAAGATGTTATTGATTTTGCTTCAAGCGGAAGAATAGTAAAAATTGAATCGGCTATTAAAATGACAGAAGCTGAAATTAACAATACACCGTTAAGAAGTTATTTTAAAATCAAATATTGCATTACCGAATCTTAATAATCCTTCATCAATCCCAAAAGCCGCCTAACCAGCGGCTTTTTATTATTCCTGTGCGACACGCAGCGTTTGCTAGCTTTCTGGCGTGGCGTGCCCACAAACTGGGCTGTTAAAGCCGCTGTGCTTTGCAGCACCGAACGCAGCGTTTGTAGGCGTCTTCATGGCCGCTTATCAATTCCTTATCAAACTGTTTTCGAGGCTCAATCGGCAACCCTTTGTCTTCCGTTAGACGATTCATTAGCATAAAAAAGTTATAATAAAATTATACTTGCTATGCTTTTATACGGTCTTTTTTGATTATGATAGTAAAAATGATATAGGACTTTATCAAAATTGGCAGAAACAAAAATAACGGAGTATAACAGTTGTCTAACGGCTAAGTGTTAAAATAATTGGACTTAAAAAGTATAATAGAACAAAGGTAAGAAAGTGTAAGATAATGATATGATAAAACCATTATCATTATCATAAAAATTGATATGATAAAGTGATAAATTATCATATCAAAAAGTAGCTTCTTTCCGTTAGACTGTTATACTTGTTATACTCCATATTTATCAGTCTTTTATATATTATATATTTATTATATATATTATATTTATATTATATAGTTTAATTAATTATGATAAACAAGTATAAAGTATGTTAAGCAAGTATAAATTAATATAAAAAAGGTTGACAATTGATAAAACAATCGTATAATTGAGGCTGTCACTTATGACACGGAGCGCAGAACATGATAACCAGTATAATCGGCCAAAATCGAGGCAATTTGTGGGCAATTGGAGTTAATGCAATACGAAATGATCCAAAGTATATTATTGTTTGTTGTTCTTGCGGTAAATACAACGAAATTGAAGTAAGAGCATTTTTAAACGATAGTTATATTTGCGAATGTAATAAAGAAGTAACAAAACAGTTAAATAAACGTTACGGAACTTGGAATGTTTTAGAACGTTTGGAAAACAGAAAAAATATCGCTTATTATCGCTGTGCTTGTGATTGTGGAAATATAAAAGACATTGCGGTTACTAATTTAATTCAGCGTAATGGCGGAACCTGTAAAGAATGCAGAAGTGGAAGTGAAAATAAAAATTCAAAAGTATCAAAACGAAAGCAAACAGAAGAAGTTAACTTTCAGCCTTTGCTTATGCAATTCAAAGCCAAAGCTGCGGAGCGTTTCTTGATCGCCAGCGGCTATGGTGCCGAGGTTGCCACTGTGCTAGCTCCAAAGCCCCAGGAAGCCGCCTTGGCACCTTCCAGCGATGCCGAGGCCCCGCTATCGGCGGCTGCGCAAAGCCTGAAAGGCATCTTCGGCGATTGATGCAAGCTAGTTTGTGGGCATTATTTGAAAGGTTTATTTATGAGATATTTGGACAAACCGTATAAAACTAAACACAACATAGCGGTTAATCGCGTTTGTTATTCTGATTTAAATACTTATCTTAGATTCATATGTTTTAATATTAAAGATAAAAACGATTATTGTTATAAATTAAGCCTTTGGATTTTTGAAAAAGAAGCTTTAAGGCATATTAATTGCAACTGAATTTAACGTAACTTTCGATAATGGTCATTATGTAACCTTGAAAGGGTAATTTATGCTTATTAAAAAGATTTGGCAATGGATTAAATGGGGAACTCTAACAGAACATATTACAGCTTATGCGGGTTCTAATATTCCCGCTGAAATTGAATATCATGATAGATTTGGTCGAACGGTTGGATTTTATGCTTATGGAGATTGGCATCCTAATTTGCCATATAAGGGAGATTGAAAAATATTTGAATTTGCACTTGACAGAGTTAGCCGGTTAATGTATCCTTGTTGCGTGGAGGTAAGACATGGGTTACAAAGCATCGTATTGCAAACGCTGTGGAATTATTATATTTGTATTTGGCAATGATTTAAATAGCAAGGAATATTGTAATTGTTGCTATGATATTTTAAATCCTGGACTGCAAATTGACGATGAAGAATAATTTATTTTTCTCTTGACAACTCCGGCTAACATTCTATACTGTTGATATTGAATATCGGAGGTGCAACATGAAGTAAGTATAATAAGACGCGATAAAAATTGCATAATATATTTAGAAAGGAAAACATGAAAACATCAGACAACATTGTAAATTTTTTGTTTTTTGTTGCTTTAAGTCCGTATATTGTTGCTGGTTTTACAATCGGTCTTATTTATGAAGCCTTTAGGCTTGGTTTTGAAAAAGGAAAGGGCGCAATCGAATGAACATAGCACGTATAACATTCAATTCAATCTTAAACGATTATTACCGCTGCATTGTATACAACTATGCAGCACTTGGCGATTTCACTATGGAAGAAATTGAATACTTCATTAATGAGGCTGAATGATGCGATACACTGATCTAACAAACGAAGAATTACAAGCGTTTGTTGATATGGCAAAGATGCTTACCGATGGCAAAATTACTGCATCTAGATTTATTGCTTTTTTCACACAATTGGAAAAGACTGTGGACGCTCGAAAGGTGTTAGCGTGACTATCGACGGATTATTGAAAACGCTGGGCAATTATCATGTTTTGCTTTGCATTTGGTGGTATTTCGCTAATCATTTGGCATATTTACAAGGAACATAAATACTATGAGTAAAATTATGGATAGACTTAATAAGCCATTCAATAATGTAGAAAACTGCGTAATTGTTATTTGTGTTGTCTGTGCTATCATTCTTCTGTATTGTGAGTTGTTTGATATCAGGAGTTGAATTGAAAAATGCCAGGAAACAAAGGAATGAAGAAAGGCGAATGAAAGAAGCTTTGTATCCTTGCTTTCACAAGATTAAATACAAAGGTGTTAAAGTAGCACTTGAAAACATGAAAAAGGAAAGCATCAAACGAAACAAAACGCTCTGGATTTATAAATGTGAGTTTTGCCATTATTGGCATTTGACTAGTTCTCCGCCGAGGTTCTAAAATGGATGAAATTTACATTGCTCAAGAAAATAGCAAATTTAATGAATATGTAGTTATTTATTTTGAAGATGTTAAATGCAGAGGTTTGGTTAATATTTATTCTCCGTTATTTAAAGAAATTGTTCAACGTTGCACAGATGATTTTGAATTGCAAATGATGAATATAAAGGTGACATGATGACTACAAAAGATTTATGTATTGTTTGTAAGCAAAAAAAAAGAAAGCGGTCATATTATGAAATCTGGTTTTTATATTTGTAAAGAATGTGAGCAAAATGTTGAATGTGCAAAAGTTGATTCTCAAAATTGCTTAATTGATTATGAATAAAAGGAATTATTAATGATTCGCAATAGTAGTCAAATAAACAAAACTTCAAATTTGCCGAACGGTGTTTCGAGATTTATTGAAATTGACAAGCGATGGCCGGGAGCAACGCCAATTGTTTGTTTTGGCGTATTAGTTTCCATTAAAGGAAAATTTACAATAAAGAAATTTCGTGTTTCTAAAAATGTAAGTGAGTCGCAAACTCGAAAAGCTGCAATAGCATTTAGAAATTATTATGAAGATTGTATTGAAAGTGGCACAAAATTTGATTTTAATAAATTTGATAATTGGAAGTTGACAAGTTAGCCTGAGTGCTTAGAATTAAGGTATGGCAGTAATAAGGGTTTGAAACTTTCAACATAACGGACACTAAAGAAGCTGTAATGGCGCTGCTTCTGTCCAGTACCGGAGGCATCACTGTGAGCCGAGAAGTGAGCTACGAAAACAGGAAGGCGCTGGAGGAGGAAAACGAAAACCTACTCAAGCAACGGAATGAAGCCCTTTCGCTGGTCGGGGCTATCGTCGCCGCGAATGGTGGCGAGGTCCGAATCTCTGATGAATCACTGATGGTCGGCTATGCCTTCGAATCCCACCGTGACCCGCTTCTCCGTCAAACCATTGTCCGCGCCATCCAGGCGTAGATGTCCAGGATGGCCTGGAAGATAGGAATCACATGCACATGACGAACTGCTCCCGCTGCGGCAAGACTTACGACGAAGCCTCAGAGAAAGACGCCAGCGCATCGGAGCGCCAATGCACCGAATGTCGAGCCGCTGGTCTCCCCTCAAACCAGCCCACTGCTGTGGCGTAGCTATCCATCTGCACGACCCTCGAAAGGCTTTACATGATTCCGTGGAACCAATTTAAAAATCCCCAGGCCGCTTGGTATTGGGCAAAGAATAATATTTCAAATTTTATTAAAACAGGTGAAAGAGAAATTACATTCAAAGGGCCAAGACGCTTTCTTGATGAAAGGATTAAACTATGATTTCAGATCAACCATCAAAAGCTGCAAAGGTTTTCAAATTTATTTGCGGTTTAGTTTGTGCTGTAATGTTTGCTTTGCCTATTTGCGGTATAATTGCTCATGCTTGTTTAGTGAATCAAGCTGAGCGTGAATGGAAAGAGCAGCTTAAAAAGCAATCAGACGAAACAAATAAATTGATTCGTTCATATAATGAAGCCGTTGAGAAGTCACGAAGGGAGCGTTTATAATGCCTCGCATTCCTTACTCAGTTTCGAGAGTTGATTATCAAAATGCATTGCAGTCTAGAGATGATGCATATAATAAGCTAACACAAATTAAGCTAGATTACAAAACTCAAAAGCAATTGCACGAATCAGAAATTGAAGATAAAAATAAAGAAATTGAAACAATCAAAGATGTTATAAAGCGAATTTATGCTTTGCGAGGCGAAGATAAAGAAATTAATCGACTTTGCAATTTGGTGCTTTAATGGTAACTGTATTGAATAATCACGCCTTTATTTATTGCGGCTTTAACTGGTATTGGGATAATGATATTAACTGTTTGCCTTATTGGGGCGCTTAATGACTCCAGAGCAAATAGCAAAACCAGCGACAGAACGAGCGGAGCAAATAGCCCTATTCGCATGGGCGGCTTTGAATGTGGGCATGTATCCTGATTTGAAATGGATGTTTGCAATTAAGAATGCGGAAAAAGGCGGGGCAATTCGAGGCGCTATGGCGAAAGCTGAAGGCGTCAAAGCTGGCGTTTCTGATATAATGCTTCCTGTGCCTAGGCATTGTGTTCATGGGTTGTTTATTGAATTGAAAACCAAAACCAAAGGAAAGGCCAGTAAAGAACAGCTTGAATTTGGTGATGAAATGTTTAAAAATGGGTATGGCTTTTGTGTTTGCAATGGTTGGGAAGCGGCAAGAAACGTTTTAATTCAATATCTTTCATAGGTGAATAATGCCAAACATTTGTTACTCGCTAGAAAATAAGAAGATTTATATTAGCGGGCCAATGAGTAATTTACCTTTGTTGAATTTTCCAGCGTTTGAAAGCGCAGCACAAAGGCTTAGGCGTATGGGTGCAGTTGTGACAGCGCCTAATGAAATTGCTATGCAATACCCAGAATCTTGGGAAAAGTGCATGGCAGAAGACATTAAAGCTTTGTGCGATTGCGAAGCCATTTTTATGTTGAATGGTTGGGAACGTTCTAAAGGTGCCCATTTGGAACTTCATATTGCGCATCGTCTTAATTTGGAAATATTTTTTGAAAGGGAATTTTGATGTTTTTTGTTTGGTCATGCACAGAACGAAATAAAAATATTTTTATTAATATTGCACAAGTTAAAGAAATAAGAATAAACGAATTTAAATTTTTGCCTGATTGCAATATTATGTTTGATGATATTATTTGGCGAGGCTATGAAACAAAGGAAGATTTTGAAAAGGATAAAAAAGAAGTTCAAACTGGAATTTATTATAGTAAAATTAAAATCTAATTGAACAGGTGATGCTGTGCAATTTGTCATCCGAGGTTCAACTTTTCCTTTGCGGGTTTATTTGAAAAGCCTTGGGTGTATTTGGCATGACTATTGCAAAAGCTGGACGACTGAAAATAAGGACTTGAAAAAATCTTTGCGTATGCTAGGAATTTCAGAGAAACTGCTTCACAGAATCAAACTTGAAAAAATTATTGAAAAAGATGTTGACAAGGTTTCAGGATGATTTAAACTTGGTTCATCGGGCAAGGTTGCCCATAACTCCAGGAGCAAAACATGGCAACGAAACTTGAAATTCTTGAAGGTATCCAGAATGATCGCCAAGGCTTTGCTTATTTTAAGCCGAAGGATTATAAGAAGCTGCTTTCAGACGGGCTTATTGAAGTCAACGAAGTAATGGTTACTGAGTTGGGTGAACATGCCTGCCGCTTGACTGAAAAAGGTATTGAATACATGAAATCCATTAACGGAACTTCCGGCACTTCTGCCGCAACTGCAAAGGAAAAAGCAATGACCCAGAGTTTCGCAATTCTTGACGTTCCCATTCCGACCACCAGGCGCAAGGGCGGTGCCGGCCGGCCTTCCAAGTATCCCTTTGATGGTCTGGAAGTTGGCAAGTCCTTTTTCGTTCCCTGCTCTGTCGATCAGCCCGATCCGGCCAAGTCTCTTGGTTCTGTCGTGACTTCCGCCAATCGGCGTTACGCCACGGAAACCAGCGAGACGAAGACCAACCGCAAGGGCGAACAGGTGCCCAAGCTGGCTTACACGCGGCGTTTCGTGGTTCGTCCTTACACGCATGAAGGCGTCGAGGGTGCCCTTGTCTGCCGTGAGAAGTAATAATTATTGAATTGTAATACCAGTTGCGGCTGATTCCGCAGTAAGTAAGGGCCAGCTTAACCGCTGGCCCTTTGTTTTGCCCCTTTGCAAGCGCCTGGGATGGCCTTAGACTGACAAGGCGCTTGGAGTCCTAACCCACGGCCTTGCATATAAGGAAAGCGAAAATGGCTGCTAAGACACCATCAGGTAACTGCGCTGTTGAGGTAGGTTTGCCTTGTGTTGTGCCAGACGAGCGTAAAAAATTTACTTCAGATTGGGCGTTAAATTGGCCAACTATTATTTCGTTTTTCGCTTTGGTCGGTGTCTTTGGCGGTTACGCTTTAAATAATCAAAAAGAAATGACAGAAAATAAAAAAGATAAAGAAATTTTAGCTACAGTTGATAAGGGAATTATGGAACATCAAGCCATCATGGATCAATTGGCAATCAGGGATAGAGCAGAAATGCGGGCCGATATCAAAGAAACCAAAGAAATGGTTAAGCAATTATATGAAAGGAAGCGTTAATAATGACGCGCTCTAAAAATTTAGTTCCAAATTTAGAAGCATTTCTTGATTTAATTGCATTTTCAGAAGGCACAACGAAATTCGGAAATGACGATGGCTATAACGTTTTGGTAGGTGGCACGTTATTTACTTCGTATAAACAGCATCCTAATAAGTTAATTAATCTGCCAAACTTAGGTATTAAATCTTCGGCTGCTGGTCGGTATCAGATCATGGCGCGATATTATAAGCATTATGCAGAATTGTTAATGCTTCCTGATTTTGGGCCTATTAGTCAAGACACTATGGCAATTCAGTTCATTAAAGAACAGAACGCTTTAAAATTAGTGATAGAAGGCCGAATTGAAGAAGCAATTAAGAAGTGTGCTAATATTTGGGCCAGTTTTCCAGGCGCAGGTTATGGACAGCATGAGCACAAATTACAAACTCTTTTAAGCAAATATGAAGAATTTGGAGGAAAATTAAATGTCGGCGTTTGATTGGAAAGGCTTGGTTAAGAACATTGCGCCTATGCTTGGAACCGCTCTTGCTGGGCCGCTAGGCGGCATTGCCGGGGCTGCGCTTGGTAAGGCGCTAGGAACGCCTGACGCCGAAGACGCTACTCTTTCCGCTGCCATTCAAGGCGCTTCGCCGGAACAGCTTTTGCTAATTCAAAAAGCAGATCAAGAATTTAAATTACAAATGAGTGAACTTGGATTTAAAAGCGTAACTGATCTGGAAAAAATTGCAGCCGATGATAGAGCGAGTGCAAGAGACAGAGAAAAAATTATTCGTGACAAAATGCCAATGATTTTGGGAATTGGCATTACGATTGGATTTTTTGCTCTAGTTTTTTACATGATGAAATTTGATATTCCGGCTGCGAATAAAGACGTTTTAAATATTATGCTAGGCTCGTTAGCTACTGCCTGGATTGGCGTAACTACTTATTACTTTGGTTCTAGTGCAGGTTCTGCTCGTAAAACGGAAATCGAAGCTGCCAAGAAATGAGGTTTGATAGGTTGCTTTTGTTTGTTTAATAGCCTATCCTTCGTTTATGGACGTTTCGGCGCTTAAAAAACAGTTTGCGGCTGCTTTGTATATGCAGCCCACAAACCCATTCCAGGCCGCATTAAACGTATTTGGCGAAGATACTGGAAGTGCGTGTAAATATGCTGTTGAATGGTTGCATGATGCAGAAGTATTAGAAGAAATTGAAGCATTAAAAAACGCTGGCGATGAATCGGATATGATGCCCGATAAATTAAAAGCGGCTGCTTTAGCATGGGAATTAGCTAACTGTAATTGGCTTAAAGGAACTGACAGAGTTAATGCTCTTCGTTTATTCGCTGAAATTGCCGGTCATATGCCGGATAAAACAATTAATAAGAATATCAAACAAGAAAATCCAGTTAATAGGGTTATGCTTGTTAAAGATCATGGCGACAATTCGGAATGGGAAAAGCAGTTGTTAGATCAGCAGGCTAGGCTTGTAAATGGTTAATAAAGTTGTTTGGTCGCCCATTAAAGGCACGAGTCAGGAACTCGCATTAGATACACGATGCGATGAAACCATGTTTACAGGCAATCGTGGCCCTGGTAAGACAGATACCCAATTAATGCGATACCGCCGATTTGTGGGCATCGGTTACGGTGCTTTTTGGCGCGGTGTTATTTTCGATAGAGAATATAAAAATTTAGATGATTTAGTAGCAAAATCAAAAAGATGGTTTAGAGCATTTGGCGATGGTGCTAGATTTTTAAGTTCAAAGGCTGACTATAAATGGGTATGGCCTACTGGTGAAGAATTATTATTTCGAGTATTAAAAAAATCAGACGATTATTGGGATTATCATGGTCAAGAATTTCCATTTATTGGTTGGAATGAATTAACTAAGTTTCCTACCTCTGAATTATACGATATGCTTAGATCCTGCAATCGTTCAAGTTTTACGCCTGAAAAAGATTCGCCTAAAGATGAGCAAGATAACATTATTGAATTAATGCCTAAATTGCCTTTGCAAATTTTTTCAACTTCAAATCCTCACGGCGCTGGACATAATTGGGTTAAAGAGCGTTTTATTGATGTTGCACCTTACGGTAAAGTAGTTAAAACAGAAGTTGAAGTTTTTAATCCGCAAACTCAAAAAGAAGAAATTGTTACAAAAAGTCAAGTTACTATTTTCGGAACATATAAAGAAAATATTTATTTAGATCCTGATTATATCGCTAGTTTGCATAAGCTTACAGAAAACGATGAAGTATTAAGGGAAGCTTGGCTTAAAGGTAATTGGGATATTGTGTCAGGCGGAGCATTAGATGGTGTTTGGAGACGAGACGTAATTATTAAGCCTCGTTTTGCTATTCCTAAAAATTGGCGAATTGATAGATCGTTTGACTGGGGCTCATCGCATCCTTTCAGCGTTGGATGGTGGGCCGAGGCTAATGGCGAAGAAGTAATTTTATTTGATGGTAGCAAATTTGCGCCTAAGCCTGGGTCATTAATTCAAATTAATGAGTGGTATGGAACTAAAAAAATTGGCACTAACAAAGGTTTAAAAATGTCTGCTACTGACATTGCTAAAGGCATTATTGATATTGAAATTGAAATGTTGAAAAATGGTTGGATTTCTTCACAGCCATTGCCAGGGCCAGCAGATAACCAAATTGGCAATACAACTGAAATTGACGTTGAATCAATAGCCGTTAAAATGGCAAAGCAAGGTATTAAATGGACTGAAAGTGATAAATCTTCAGGAAGTCGAGTTATTGGTTTACAAGTTATTCGTGATAGGTTGAAAGCTTCGATTGACAATGAAGGGCCAGGACTATATTTTATGGATAATTGCAAAGCGTCTTTAGCGACTTTGCCCACACTTCCGAGAGACACAGATAAGCCGGATGATGTTGATACGGACGCTGAAGATCATCCTTATGACATGGTTAGGTATCGTTGCTTAAAAGGAAATAATAGGTTAGCTACTTCAATTAATTTAAAACACGCAACGTAGCGGGGTTAAAATGCCTAATGTTAGTTTTATGCGGCACGAAGTTAAAAGGCTTTTACCTATTTATCAAACTGTTAGTGATTGCTGCGATGGCGATTTTAAAGTTAAATATAGAAAAGAAAAATATTTACCTAAACCAAACCCAACAGACGTAACACCTGAAAATATTAAAAGATATGAACAATATTTGCAACGTGCTATTTTTTACAATGTAACTAAAAATACTTATGCTGGTTTAATTGGACAAATTTTTTCTAAAAAGACTCAAATTGAGTTGCCTAAAGTTTTGGAAATTTTAGAAGATAACGCCGATGGCAGTGGCAAGGGATTAGAAGAATTAGCTAAAGAAGGTGTCGGAAATCTTTTAAAAAATGCTCGTTTCGGTTTGCTTTCGGAATATCCAAAAACAGAAGGTGAGTTAACTAAAGCTGACTTGGAAAATGGGAAAATCAGGCCAGTTATTAAATTATATAAATCAAATGATATTATCAACTGGAGAACCAAAGTTGAAGGTGCTGAATTAGTTTACTCTTTAGTTGTTTTGCGTGAAAAAGTTGTTATTTATGATGACGGTTTTGAAATTAAGCAAGGCTATCGTTATAGAGTTCTTAAATTAAATGAAAGTGGAAATTACGAAGTAAATTTATATGAAGCAAATCAAGATTTGTGCGACGAAGAAAACGAATATCGTTTAAATATTGCTTTAGCTAATTTCAATTTTCAGTTAAAATCTGAAAATATTTTCATTCCAACAGACGTTAGCGGTAACACCTTAAAGCGTATTCCTTTTGAATTTTGCGGCTGTGATAATAATGACGCAGATCCCGACGTTCCGGTTTTGTATGACGTTGCTGTTTTAAATTTAGGTCATTACCGCAATTCGGCTGATTATGAAGAATCTTGCTATATTGTTGGGCAGCCTACTCCATGGTTTTCTGGTTTAAGCCAAGAATGGGTTAAAGACAATCCAGTTATCCAGCTTGGCTCTAGAGCGGCCATTCCTTTGCCTGAGAACGGCACCGCAGGCATGTTGCAGGCAGATCCTAACACAATGCCCATCGAGGCAATGAAGCACAAGGAAGCGCAGCTTTTGGCCCTTGGCGCTAAATTAGTTAGTCCTACCAAAGCGCAAACAGCAACACAATCTGAAATAGATAATGTGGTGGAAACTTCAGTTTTAGGAACCATTGCCCAGAACGCTTCAAAAGCATTTGAGCGCGCTTGCAAAAATTGCTTGCAATTTGTTACTAATGTTGATGAGAAAATAATTTTTGAATTAAATGACGACTTTGAAATTACTAAAATGACGCCTGCGGATAGGTTGCAGTTACTTAATGAATGGATGAAGGGCGGAATTAGCTTTACTGAATATCGTTCTAATTTACGTGCTGGCAAAGTCGATTTAACGGATGACGAAACAGCTTTAAAAGAAATTGAGCAACAGACTTTAGCCGATTTTAAAACGGCAATGAAGGATCCTGCAAATCAGCAAAAGCCGCCGGTTCCTAGTGTGGGCAAATGATAAATAGAAATTTATATGATATTCTAATACGTCATCAACTTTATGTTGAAGGTTTTAAGAATTATCAAAAGAAAAATTTTATTAAAGAATTGCCAAAACTTGTAAAAGATTTAAAAAATGAATTTAAGCAAGTTCCGTATAAAATTTTAGATGAAATGACCAAACGAGAATTAAACGAATTTCAAAGAAGTATCAAAAAAATTAATAATGATTTCTTTGATTTTTGGAATAAACAACTTATAAAAGAACTAGACGCATTTTTAAAAGCTGATTTTTATTTAACAAAAGATGTATTAGCTAATTATTTAAATAAAGAAAATACAATTGTAAAAGATAGAAAAGAAAATGATTTAACGATTATCAATAAAGCTAGAAAAGAAGATGATAACAAAATTGTTCCTTTTTATTTTGTTTTTGATAACGAAGAAGAAAAACTTAGAAAACAAATTTTTAATACTTTGGTTCCTGGTGTTGGCACAATGCCGGATGACTATTTAAATAGTGAGGGTTTAAATACATTAGAAAAAATTCAATCTAAAATAAATTCGGGCTTTGCAGATAAAGAAAGCGTTTATGATATTTTAGATAATGTCATAGGAACAGAAGATAACGGTTTTAAAGATGGTATTATTTTATCTATTATTAATGCACAAACTATAGTTCAAAATACTTTAATTCAGCAAATAACATCAATAATTGGCGCAAGTATTTTTTCTACAAATTTCGACCGTTATCAGTGGATTTCGGTCATGGATTCTAGAACTAGTGATATTTGTATTTTTAGAAACTTAAAAATTTATTATTATGGTAAAGGACCGCTTCCGCCTGCTCATAGGCGATGCAGATCCCACACAATGCCTTATTTGGGCAATCAAACGCCAGACGAAAGCGTTTCAGATTGGGCACTTACTCAGTCTTCATCAATTCAAGAATATTCAAAAAATCTTTCGCCATTGAATGTTGAGCAATTTGGATCTAAACTAGAAAGCATCTTAACCGTCTAGGCTGTGCCTAGCATTTAAAAAGGGATCGGTGATCCATGAAACGTAAGATTTCAAAAGAAGAATTTGAAAAACTTTCGGATGCACTTAAAGAGAATTATAAAGAAAAGAATGGCAGTTATCTTTTAAATATTGAAGATGATGACGACGCTATTGTTGAGTTGCGTCAAGCCAGAGACCATGAAAAGGAAGATCATCGTAATACTAAACTTAAAATGAAGGAACTTGAAACAAAACTTGATGAATTAACTAACGGTAAACATAAGCTAGATGGTAATATTGAAGCATTAGAAAAGTCTTGGAAAGAAAAATTTGAAAATCGAGAAAAGGAACTTTTAGGTGAAGTTGGAAAATTAAAAGGTATGCTTTCTGGTTCTGTTAAAGAAACAACTTTAACAGCTTTAGCTTCTAAATTTGTTAAACCTGATTTTCAACGATTTTTTAAGAAGGATATTGAAACCCGCTTTGAAGTTGAATTGGAAGGTGACAAACCTACTTTGCGTATTCTTGGCAAGGATGGCAAACCTTCCGCGCTTTCTCTTGAAGATTTTGAAAAAGAAATTCTTGCCAATAAGGAATACGGGTCTATTCTTATCGCTAGTAGGGCTTCCGGAGCCGGTGGCACGGATAAGCCTAAGCCTGCCGGTGGCACGGTTCACGCTGATTCTGAGGGAAAACCTCTTAACCTTGCCACAATGTCGCCAATTAGATTGGCTGAGCATTTAGCGGCTTCAAAAACTACGGAGTAAGAAATGGCTTTATCTGACCTTGCGGTTTATTCTGAATACGCCTATTTGGCAATGACTGAAGTGGTAGCGCAGGAAGTCGAAAAGTTCAATGCGGCTTCTCGCGGTACTATTCAGTTAGTTCCCGGCATGAATCAGGGTGATTATTCTGATAGTGTTTTTTGGGCGAAAACTTCCGGTTTAGTGCATCGGCGTGACGCTTACGGAAGTGGCGCAATCACTGCTAAGAAAATGACTCAGCTTGTCGATACGAGTGTGAAAGTTGCGTCCGGTTCATTTGTTGAACTCAATAAAGGCCAGATGAAATGGATTCAGCAAAATCCGCAGGCGCAGGGTGCAGCCTATGGACAGCAGTTGGCCGGTGATGTCATGGCCGATATGCTTAACACGGCTGTAGGGGCCTGCTACGCTGCTCTGTCGGGTCAAGCTGCTGTGCTTTACGATGGCACGGGCGACACGCCGGATACCTTAAACCCCGTCATGCTTCAAATGGGTTCTAATAAATTCGGTGATCGTCAGTCTAGTATCGTGGCTTGGGTTGCTCATTCCATGGCGCTTAATGATTATTTCATCGGCGCGTTGACCAATACTAATCGACTTTTTAAGTTTGAAACTATTAATATTGTTGAAGACTTTTTAGGCCGATTACTTATCATGTCTGACATTCCTTCTTTGTATACTGCCGGAACTCCCAAGATTTGTTATACACTTGGTTTGGTTCCCGGTGCTATCAAAGTTGAACAGAATGACGATTTCTTAGCTAATGAATCTACTACTAACGGCATGGAAAATATTGTTACGACTTATCAGCAGGAATGGAGTAACAATATTTCCATTAAGGGCTTCACTTGGGATAAGGCCAATGGCGGAAAGTCTCCCAACGATGCAGCTTTGTTAACTGCTACTAATTGGGATAAGATTGTTACTAGTAACAAAGATTTAGCCGGAGTAATTGTTAAGTCTAATTAATTAAGTTAATTTTGTAAAAAGGGCGAAAGGTGCATATTGCTTCTTTCGCCCTTTTTAAAAGGTGCTAAAATGTCACAAACTAAGACACTATTTTTCATTGCCGAGGCAGTTCCTTCAGATAAAGAAAAAGAAGCGGCTTCAAAAATTGAAGGAAAAGTATGCCTTAGAAATGCGCGTTTCATTGTTGAATCAGATAATTTAGAAAGCTGCGATTTTGTGGCCGGAAAAGTTCCTAAAAGTTATCGCAAAATTCCTTTTTATGGTGCTAAACAAGAAAAAGTTGAAAACACTAAGAAGGAAGAAGAAAAAAAAGAAGATCCTAAAAAATCCATTCCAGGAAGCATTTGGAAACCTAATTAATTGAGGTGAATTATGGCAACTAAGAAAATTCTTTATTTTACCGCTGGCCCTGTTCCAACTGCCGGAGAGCTAGCGGACATTGATGTTTTGAATACTTTAATTTTGCCCGGTTATTCGATTGGTGTTCGTAACGGTGCTGAAAGCGGTTCTTTCGGTGCAGGAATTGAAGCCACTGATTTTGTGGCCGGAACCGTGCCCACAGCTTTTAATGCGCGGCCTGCATATGGATTTATTGATGCCCTTAGGCCGCTTGTTTTTGACGTTTGGCCTAAAACTGCTGCAATTGTGGGCACTGCTACTAAACAGCTTTATCCTGTTAAGATTAGTGGAACTGATATTGCTAATTTAGCTTCTGCCTTAGTTACTGCAAATATCGGCTATGTTAGTTCCGATGAAACTAAAGCAACTGTTCATGCAACTAGCGGCTTAATTACTGGTGTTGCTGCCGGAACTTCTACTATTACCGCAACTTTAACTTATGCAACTGGAAAAACCATTACCGCGACTTGCGTGGTTACAGTAAGTTAACAGGAGGTTGAAATGGCAACTACTAGTTCTGAATTTATTTTAACCCCTGGCACTTGGGTTGAAGTTGCTGCCGCTTCTGTTGCAACTTTAGTTCAAAATTTATCTTCAGTTGAAATTGTTGTAAGAACTGGTAGCACTTTGCCAGCTTCAACTGTAAAAAGTGGCGTTATTGTTAAACCAAAAGATTTTTTTACAATTCAATCTAATGATTCAACTGAAAAATGTTATGCAAGAATTTTAAACGACAATTCTAGCAATGCTACAATTTTTGTTTGGAGTTAGTAATGTTAAAATATTTAATTTTAATTTTATTTTCTTTAAATATTTTTGCTCAAGGGCCTCAATTTTTATCTGTAAATCCTAAAAAAATTGCCATGCCGAAAACTTCCGCGCCTGCTACGGATGTAGCGCGGGGTCAGATTTATGTTGGTTCGGACGGTAATGTTCATTATGTTGATACAAGTGGAACTAACACTATTTTAAATGCAAATGGTTCTGCAAATCCAACTTTAATTAATTTTTCTCAAACTGGTTCAACAAATACAATTAGTTTAGATTATATTTTAAAAGGATGGGGTTATCTTCCCGAATATTACGGTGCTGTTGGCGACGGTGTGCATGATGACGCTGACGCTATTGAAGCCGCTGATGCCGCTGCGGTTGCTTCTGAAGTAGCTTTGACGATGACTGGAGGCCATTTTAGAACAACCCCAGGAAAGAAATATTATTGCAGCCGTTCAATTACTATTAGGGCAAATCATTTTAGTTTAGGTTCTCAATTTTTGTTCCCAAATGATTTTACTGGAATTGCTATTAATATTGGAACTCCAGGCGCGGAAGCTGTAACTAGAAAAACATTTTGGATGGGCACAGTTAGTTGCACTAGAACGTCATATTTAAATTGGGACGCTACGCCTAATAGTGTAGGTGTTCAATTAAATGGCGGAATTAAGTGTTATTTATATATTGATATGATTAGAAATTTTGCGTATGGTTTTAAAGGTTTTGCAAGTGGTGGTTATTATTGTGGATATAACAATCTTTACCCTGGATGGTTTTTAGATAATAAAAAAGGCATTACTTGGACACAGGGAGACACTAACGCTCAAAGTTGGGTTAATGAAAATACGACTTTTGGCGGTAGGGTTTCCCAATCTTCAAATTTTGGAACTAATGTTTCTGGGGCTTATTCTTTTTATGTAAAACAATATGCTACCCCTGCGGCTTTTACTGATACAATGACTTTAACGTTAAATCAGGCTGCTAAAACTATTACCGGCCCTGGCGGTTTTGGGACTGGCACAAGTAGATATTACAAGGGTGGAAATTTAGTAATGTCAGGTTGGGCCAATTCTGCTAGCAATGGAACGTTTAGAATTGAATCGGTGACTGATACAGTAATTACGCTTCCTTCTAATGTTACGTTAGGTGCTAATGAAACAAGTAGAGCCAATGTTGTATTAGCAATGGAAGGCGCTCCATTTGGTTCTATCCCAAACCATAATAGCTGTGTTAATGTTTCTTTGGAATCTGAAGTTGCGGAATTTTTAGCCGTTATTCAAGGTGGAATGAACCACGATTTTAATAGTTGCCGTTTTGAACGTGCAAGTCCAACCATCATGTTTAACGGAATGGACGCAAATAACGCACCTGCGAGTAAAAATTGTATTTATGGTGGATATACAAATGCAGCGGCTGATTTTGTTTTAACACATAATACGTGGGGAACTCAGAACTCTCAGTATGGTGTAAATAGATTAGCTTTAAGTTCTGCGAATGTTCATGGTTCAGTTATTTTGATGAACTCTGCTGATATTACGAAACCTGTTTTAAGTATTTTATCGGTTAATAATGTTGGTAATGCAGAGCTAATGAAGCCTACTACAAGCGGTATTTTAGCTGAATTAGGCGGATATTATCTTGACATGAAACCTGCTGCGTCTACTGTTCCGAAAATGCGAATTGGTGGAAGCCCTGGTTTAATTCAATGGGGAGACGGTTCTACAGCTTTAGGAAATGCATTAATTTTAGCTGGGACAAACAAGGGTTATTCTCATGCTTCTAGCATTGGGACTGGAAACATGAATGGAGGATTTGGGCACAACGCTATTGAGGCAACTGCTACTTTATCAGGTGCTTCAACTACAATTACTTTAAATATTCCAACAGGCGCTAGACTTCAAGGTGTGCAATTTAGAGTTGATACTTTAATTACTTCAGGAACCGCAACATCATGGAGCGCATCATTTTCTGGAGGTTCTACTACTTCTTTAACTTCAGCTCAAGCATTTACAAAAGACACGAAAGCTAACGCAATGTTAGCAGGAACAGAAATTACAAGTGGAACAACTAATATTGCAATCACTCCAAATACAGGAACTTTTACAGCAGGTGTTATTAGGGCAAGTGTTTATTATTACACATTAGAAACTGTTTCGGCGGCACCATGACCTTGATTGTTGAAGACGGAACCATCGTTGCTAATGCCGATGCATACGCAGATTTAACGTATATCAAAGCGTATGCATCGGCGCGAGGAATTACTTTAGGTGCAGATAATGTAATTGAGCACCAAGTTTTAATTGCAATGGATTATATCGAAAGCAAACGAAACCGTTTTCAAGGTTTAAAAGTTTCTGAGTTACAATGTTTGCAGTTTCCTCGTAATTATTTAGTAATTGACGGTTATTCTATTGCTAGTAATGTTATTCCGAAAGAACTTAAAAACGCTTTAGCTCAGTTGGTAATTGAGCAATTTAACGGCGTTAATATTTTGCCCACAATTACAGAAGCGCCTATTAAGAAAGAAACAGTTGGACCGTTGTCAACAGAATACGCTGTTAATCCTGGAGACTTGAGCAGTTTAAGTATTACGGCAGTTGACAATTTGCTAGAACCGCTTTTTAAAAATGTTTCTTCAGGTGGATTTTCTTTAACTACTATGCGGATTTGAAGATGGGCGCTTTTGATAGACAAATTAAAACAGTAAAACGCCTAATTGATAAATATGGCGAATTGGTAACAGTCAAAACACCAGCTTACACAATCGCAGATCCTAACAAGCCTTGGATTATTACTCAAGTTGCGCCTTCCTCAGTTGATTTGAAAATGGTTTTTCTTTCGCCTAGCGCAACAGGCGAAAGTTTATTCGGTAAAGAATTATTGCAGTATCTTTCAGGAACTCAAACGCCTTCCGGCGGAATACGCGGATATATGGCAAGTTCTACTATTATTCCAAATTTAAAAAGTATTGTGTTAAGATCAAATAAAGAAATGATTATAAAAGCTGTTGACACACTTTCTCCAAATGGACAAATTATAATGCACACCTTAGAGTTTAATTTATGACTACAACTTACGAAGGTGCTTTAAACGAAGTTTTTTCAGCCTTTAATTCCGGTATTTCTGCAAATTCTGTTGCAATTTTAGGATATGTCCCTTACATTGAATGGCCTGGAAGCAATACGACTACACCGCCTGACGCTTCAAAATTTTGGTTACGAATTTCTTCTAAAGGCGCGGATAGTGGGCAAGGAACTTTATCGGAAAATGTTGTTACAAACGGTTCCAGACGTTTTGAAACTGTCGGGTTAATTTTTGTTCAAATTATGGCACCTAAACGAGATGACGCCTTAGCAATGTGTATTCGATTAGGTATGACAATACAAAATATTTTTAGAAACAGAACATTAAATGTAATTTTACGAAATGCAAAACTTAAAGAAATGCCTTACGAAAACGGCTGTTTACGAATGAATGTAACTGCTGAATTTGAATTTGACGAAATACTTTAAAAGGGGAGCAAAAAATGGTAGCGCCTAACAAGCATGATTCAAACATCACGGGTTTATTTATCGCAGAGGAACTTAGCTTAAAGCTTCTTCCTGGCACCGCTGAGGCCGATGCGGTTTGGCGAGCGGCAGAACCTAATTCTTATTCTGATTTCGGCGGTTCGTTTGTAAACGTAGCTCGTAAGCCTATCAATCCATCCAGGCAGATCAAAAAAGGTGTTTTGACTGATCTGGATGCGTCCGGTGGTTATAATACGGACTTCACTCAAACCAACATGCAACGGCTTATGCAAGGATTCTTTTTTGCCGATGCACGGGAAAAAGCTACTACTCAGCCTTTCAACGGCACACAGGTAGCTTTTACAGGCGTCACAGGTTTGACTAAGACGTATGCAGCCGCTTCCGGCTTAGGTGGCTTCCTGGCCGGTTCCTTGATCCTGGCGAGTGGTTTTGGCGTGGCTGCTAACAACGGTTTGGACAAGGTGGCCTCATCGACTGCCGGAACCATTGTGGGCACCGCCGTCAAGGCCGACGAAACTACTCCGCCTGCCGCTGCGAAAATTGAAATTGTCGGATTTGAATTTGCTTCCGGCGATGCTGTTTTAACCGCTACTTCTAACAATCTGCGTTTGGCTGCTACTGTAAAAGATTTAACAACTCTTGGCTTAATTGTTGGCGAATGGGTTTTCATCGGCGGAGATGCTGCCGGAAATAAATTTGCTACTGCTTTGCCTGGTTATGCGCGTGTTAAGGCTATCGCTGTTGGTTATGTTGATTTTGACGAAACTACCTTTGCAGCAGTTAGTGATGCAGGAACAGGCAAAACATTACGTATTTTCTTTGGAAAAGTTATCAAGAATGAACTTTCAACTTTAATTAAACGCCGTTCTTATCAGTTACAGCGTCAGTTAGGTAATGATGGTGACGGTGTTCAGAGCGAATATTTATTAGGCGCAATTCCTAACGAATTAACCTTGAACGTTCCGGAGGCTGACAAATTACATGCTGATATGTCTTTTGTTGCAATGGATTATCAGACTCGCTCTGGTTTAGTTGGCCCTAAAGCTGGAACCTATATTAACGTTTCGGATGAAGATGCTTTTAATACTTCGTCTGACGTTTATCGTATGAAAATGTCAATTGTTGATCCTACCGCTATTAATCCTTCTTCACTTTTTGCGTATGTAACTGACGCGAAATTATCGATTAATAACGGCGTAACGCCTAATAAAGCAATCGGTGTTTTAGGCGCTTTTGATGCTTCTGCTGGTGATTTTGCTGTCACCGGAACTTTGACCGCTTATTTCTCTACTGTTGGGTCTGTTGCGGCTGTTCGCAATAATTCGGATGTTTCGTTTAATGCAATTTTTGCAAATCGAAATGCCGGTTTTGTATTTGATATTCCTTTAATGTCTTTAGGTGGCGGACGTTTAGGAATTGAAAAAGACTCTCCAATTACTTTACCTATTGAAATGAATGCCGCTGAAAACGCAACTGAATATACCTTGCTTTCTGTGTTCTTTGCCTACTTGCCTACGGTAGCGATGCCCGTATAATATGATTAGGCTTTGCCTCATTCGGGCCTCAATTCCGAGGCCCGAATTTTTGGAGAATTAACAATGTCTCTTTATAAGCAATTTAAAACTCATAAGGAAAGCGAAGAAAACGGAATCATCATTCGATTTAAGAAAAATGATGACGGAACCATTCCTAGTTTTAAAATTGCTCGTGCTAGCAGTTCTAATAAAAATTGGGCTAAGACATTTGAAGCCAAAGCGCGGCCTTTTAAGCGAGATATTGAAGAAAAGGTATTATCTGAAGAAGACGCAAACGATTTAAATATTGATGTTTTCGTGTCTGCCATTTTGCAGGGTTGGGAAAATGTGCAGGATGAACACGGTAAAAATATTGTTTATAATCGTGATAACGCCATTAAACTGTTTCACGATTTGCCGGAACTTTATGAAACGTTGGACGCTAAATCTAAAGATATGCAGAATTTTTTAGAAGCTAATTTAAAGGCCGATGAAAAAAACTGATAGAGGTTTTCCTCTATGACCTGGAAATGTCAGGCAAAGAAGAAAACCTAAAAAAGCAAGCTAAACGAATGGGCCAGCCCATTCCAGACAGAATAAAAAATAAACCTTTATTGAAAGCGCGTTTAAGTATTTATTATGATGCGTTTTTAGAATTGCAATTTGACAGAACGGAACAGGGAAGAATTCCTTGGACAGTAAAAGTTAAATATGCAAGTCATTACAAGTTTGATGAAATACAAACGGAAAATTTAATTTATTTTTTAAGAGTATTGGACGAAACTTATACCAAATGGTCAAATAGAAAATGAAGGCTAAATCATGGCAAAAACATTACTTGATTTAGCCTTGAGGATGGACAAACTAGCGGCTAGCCTTAACCTTGAGGCTAGCCGCTGTGCTATCGAAACAGCGTTAATTATTCATCATAATTTGACTTTGGTTAATCCCGTTGATACTTCAACTGCTTTATCAAATTGGGATGTTTTTATTGGTTCGTATGAAACAAATCCACATGAACCTTATTACATGGGTAAACGAGGCTCAACAAAATTAGCAAGTATGCGTTTTGCAAATAAAGAAGCTTTAGGAATTTTACAAAATAAAAAACCTGGAGAACCGATTTTTATTGTTAATAGTTTGGATTACATTCAACAGTTAAATGATGGAAGTTCAAAGCAGGAACCTGCCGGATTTGTAGAACGTTCAATTTTACTAGGTAAACGTCATATTAAAGAATTTAAAGTAAAATTGGGGTAAAAATGTCAGAGCAAATTGTAATTCAAATTGATGACAAAATTGATAATTCGATTGCAGAAAAAATTATTACAATTGGCGCGGCTGCTCAAATTTCAAATAGGCAAATTGAAAAATTACAAAAGAACTTAAATATTATTGGCAAAAATGCAATTGCGACAGAGCGGCTAGCCGCTGCACAAAATCGGACGCAGGCAAGCGCGGCTAGGCTATCGGCTGCCTCTGACAGGGCCGCTATCGCGCATCTTCGGCTTGAGGCAGCACAGAAGCGCCAAGTAGCTAGCGCCCGTTCCGTAGCGGCGTCAAATGCTTCTGTGGGCAATTCTCTAGGTTCCCTAATCACTCGCGGCTTGCAAATTGCAGCGGCTTATATCGGAATTAGAGAAGTTGTTAATTTAGGCAATGCTTATGTAACTTTACAGAATAAATTAAAAGTTGTAACTGATACTGAAGATCAATTAGCCGCTGTCACAACGCGACTTTTTGAAATTTCTAATAAAACTAGGGCACCAATTGAAGACACTGTTACCGCTTTTTCTCGTTTTGATTTAGCTTTAAAACCACTTGGCAAAAGTCAAGAAGAAGTTTTAAGGATGACTGAGACTATCAACAAAGCTTTAACACTTTCCGGAGCTACTACAAGTGAAGCTGGAAGCGGTTTATTACAGCTTTCGCAGGCTTTTAATAAAGGTAAATTAGACGGTGACGAATTTAGATCAGTAATGGAGTTAATGCCTGCCGTTGCGGATGCCATTGCAAAACAATTAAAAGTAACTCGCGGGGAATTACTTAATTTAGCACCACAAGGTAAAATTACTGCTGATGTAATGAGTAAGGCACTAGCTAGTGCTGCCGATACCATTGACGCAAAATTTGCTAAAACAATGCCCACAATTGGACAAAGCTTTACTATTTTAAAGAATAAAGCAATTGAAACTATAGGAGAACTTGAAAAAAGAACTGGAATTTTTGGCAATATTGCTACTCAAATTAGCTCAATGGCGGATAGTTTTTTAACTCTTTCGCCTTCAATTGTTGTTTTTGCAACTGGAGTTAAAAATCTAAGTAGCGAATTTTTTAAATTAACTGAT